GAAATTGAATAAGGCCAAGAGCCACGGACGGATCGACGGAATGGTGGCGCTGGCTATGGCAGCTTCGGTCGCGGAAACGGCGGAGAATATTCCAGCTCCAAAATACGAGCTTATGTTTGTGTAAATTCGGGGTGACAAAGAGGAGAATGAGAAATGAAGTTTCGTATCCTGCAAGGTGTAATGATCGACGCCCAGAACTACAACCCTGGCGCAGAGGTCGATTTGGACGAGAACCGCGCCGACGTGAAATCATTGTTGGCGAACGGAAAGCTGCAACAGGTCGATGGACAGTACGACGGTGAAGGTCTGCGTCATGTACGTCGAATAACGGGTACTGAACCAAAGCATATTCCTGTTGAACCAATGACGACGGAGAACAGTGGCGCGTTGACGGGCGATAAGGAATGACAGTTAGCCGCCGTCTTACGTCGCGAAGCTACTCATCCGCTGCGGTGAGAGTGATCCTGTCGTGAGTCAGGATTGGAAAGACGGCGGCGACTTATTAGAGGGCGAAGGAAGCAAAGGAGAGAATGAACAAGCAAATTGCCTACACACTGCTGGACATAAAGTCCGTTGATAAGCAAAAGCGCATTATTGTCGGCACAGCGACAACTCCAACGCCAGACCGGGTTGGTGATATCATCAATCCTCTCGGCGTCGAGTTTAAAAACCCGCTTCCACTTCTCTGGCAGCATATGTCAGATAAGCCGATTGGCACGGTGAAGCTGCAGAAGCCGACAAAAGACGGCATCGAATTCATCGCGTCACTTCCTCGCCCAGAGGAAATCAAGAGTCAGAGTTTACGCGATCGCATTGAAGAGGCGATTGAGAGTGTTGAGCTTGGCCTCGTGCGTGCGACCTCGATTGGTATCCGTCCTCTCAAGTATGCTTACATGAAGGACGGCGGAATTGACTTTCAAGAAACTGAGGTGATGGAACTATCGCTAGTGACGATCCCAGCTAACGCTGAGGCCACCATCTCTCAGATTAAGTCTATTTGCCACTCCGGTAATTCTGGAGACCCCAACGCCAAAGACACGAACTCCGGTCTCACGACCGATAAAGCGGTAAAGTCCGCGCCGACTGTCAAGGCATCATCCAAACCAAAGGAGGCATCTAAGATGCCGAAGACCGTTGCGGAAAAAATTTCCGCGTTTGAAGAAACTCGCGCCGCGAAAGCTGCGCAGTTGGTAAAGCTTGCTGAAGGTAGTGATGGCGATCAGATGGAGACGCTCAACGAGGAGCAGAAGAGTCAGCACGACGCCTTGGTGTCGGAGCTGAAGGAGATTGACGAGCACCTCGTCCGTCTTAACGATACCCAGAAGTTCGTCAAAGAAGCCGCAAAGGAGGTGACATCCGAGACGATCACGACTGAGAAGTCGAACGGCAGCTCTATTGTCCGCGCCAAGGTGCAAGCGAACGTTCCGAAGGGTCAGTCCTTCGTGCGCTATGCCCAGGCACTGACGGCGGGCAAGGGCAGCGTCGATGCGTCCATTCGCTTCTGTAAGTCGGCAATGAAGCGTGGCGGCTGGGATAACACCCCAGAAGTCCTCGACTGGCTGGAGCTGGATGTCTCGTCGATCATGCGGGAGAAAGCCGCTGTTGGCGTCGGCACCACGACGGATGCGACATGGGCTTCTCCGCTCATCGCGTATAACGTGATGGCGTCGGAGTTCATAGAGTATCTCCGTCCAAACACGATCATCGGCCGCATCCCTGGCCTTCGTCGCGTTCCCTTCAACATCCAGATGCCGCGCACGACGAGTGCGTCGTCAGCCGGGTGGGTGGGTGAAAACGCGCCGAAGCCCGTCAGCGCGATGGCTTTCGACACGGTTCAGCTGCGCTGGGCCAAGGCGGCAGGCATCGTCGTCCTCACGGACGAGTTGGTGCGGTTCTCTAACCCGTCGGCGGAAGCCGTCGTGCGACAGGACCTCGTCGACACAATCACGCAGTTCCTCGACAGGCAGTTTGTGGACCCGTCGGTTGCTGCGGTTACCAACGTCTCACCGGCCTCCATCACTCAGGGTGTGACCGGCGTGACTCCGACTGGAACGAACGAAGCGGCTCTGCGTGCGGACGTGGCAACGTTGTTTGCCAACCTTCTCACGCTTAACCTTTCGCCGTCCGGTGGCGTGTGGATCATGACACAGCAGCAAGCTCTGCGTCTGTCGCTCATGGTGAACTCGCTCGGTCAGTCGTCCTTCCCGAACATCAATGCGGAAGGCGGCACACTGTTCGGTTATCCGGTTGTGGCGTCGGAAAACATTCCGTCGACGACTGGTTCGCCAACAGAAGGCTATCCAATCATCTTCGCGCTCGCGAAGGAGATTTTGCTAGCCGACGATGGTCAGGTTGTGCTCGACGCCAGCAATCAGGCTTCGATCCAACTCGACGGCGCTCCGGATTCACCTCCGGGTGCCTCGACTGCCTACATCTCAATGTGGCAGATGAACATGACCGGTCTTCGCGCGGAGCGTTGGATTAACTGGCTGAAGCGCCGCACTGGCGTCGTTCAGTTCATTTCGTCCGCGCTGTATCGCTAAAACTTCGGTTAGCTCACCCCCGTGAGCTGGCCAAGGTGGAGGAGGACCGGTTCAGAGTCGCCCCTGTAACCGGTCCTCTTTTCTCAAACGAACGGGAGAACAAAAATGAAAGTCTTGGTCGAAGCCTTAGAGAATTTTCCATACGATTATGCTGACCGAAAGGTCGGTGATAAATTTGAATGCGATGCGGAGCACGCTCGCGTCTTTAATGCGCACGGAAAGACGAAGCCGGTCGTCGTGGATCGTAATTTTCATCATGTTAAATTAGAATCGACAGACTTGCCAGAAAATAAACCCCTCCAAACTACTTCTCAAACTGCTGAGGATGATACTAGCGAGGACGCCATCGAGCGTCGCCGCAATAAAAGATACAAGCGCCGGGATATGAGGCCTGAAGAATGAAGATACTAGGGTTTGAGGTCAGCCGAACGAAGACGCCAGTACCGGCGACGACGACGCCAGTGGGCTGGACCTTCAGCGGTCCTGGCGATTGGCTTAACAGTTTCCCCGTTGTCCAAGAGCCTTTCACCGGTGCTTGGCAGCGTAACATGGAAACGCGTATTGATAACATCTTGTCGTTCTACGCGGTCTATGCCTGTATCAATTTGATCGCCGGAGATATCGGCAAGCTCAATCTTAAGCTTGTGCAAAAGTTGAAGGAGAACGTTTACGAGGAGGTGGAGGTTCCAGCTTTCTCGCCGGTGCTGCGTGTTCCTAATCGCTATCAGACACGCCAACAGTTCATGGAAAACTGGATGGTGTCGAAGTTGACAAATGGCAATACATACGTTTTGAAGGAGCGCAATAAATCTAATCTCGTCGAGGCGATGCATGTACTTCACCCGGCTTTGACGCGACCGATGATTTCAGAATTGGACGGTTCGATTTGGTATTCAATTGGCACCGATCCTTTGGCCGGCGTCGAGAATTCCAATGTTGTGGTACCTGAGTCAGAAATTATTCATGACCGTTTCCCTTCTCTCCTAGGTCATCGTCTGTGTGGTGTCGCTCCGATAGCAGCGTGCGCCTTGTCAGCGTTGCAAGGAATGAACATCCAGCGTAACTCAGTTAAGTTCTTCGCCAATGGCGCCAAGCCGAGTGGAATTTTGACGGCACCGGGAACAATCGACCAGACGACGGCGAAGAGATTGAAAGACGAATGGCAGCAGAACTACTCTGCTGACAACATCGGCAAGGTTGCTGTTCTCGGAGATGGCTTATCCTATGCGCCAATTGAAATGATGACTGCGCAAGATGCGCAAGTCGTTAACCAATTGAAGATGACGGCGGAGATGGTTTGTACGGCGTTTGGCGTTCCGCCGCATAAGGTCTCCATCGGTCAAATGCCGAATTACAATAACATCGAGGCACTTGATCAGAATTATTATTCGGGGTGCTTACAAAAACATATCGAAGCAATCGAAGCTTGCCTCGATAAAGGTCTCGGTTTGGAAAAACAATCTCTGCCGTACCAGACCGAATTGTGCCTCGATGATCTTCTCAAGATGGACACTCCGACCAAGATCAAAACATATATGGACTCAGTCCGCGGTGTGTTAACGGCGAACGAGGCAAGAGAGAAATTAGGATATGACGACGTGAAAGGTGGCGACGCTGTTTTGTCTCAGCAGCAGAACTATGACATCGCAGCACTCGCTAAAAGAGATGCGAAGGAAGACCCATTCGCCTCCAACAAAACTCCAGCGGCACCCAAGCCAGCTCAGTCGGGAGAACAGTTGCCCCAACCCGAACCGCAGAAGGCTCTGCCACCTCCGAAAGCTGAGTGGGCGAAAGAGAGCTTGCTGAAAGGATTACGAGATGCAGCCGCATGAGCAGGCGCAATTTCTTACCGCTGTAAGCGAGTTTGTTCAGGAGCAAGTCGCTAAGGCTGTATCGTCGGCAGTTCATCCTTTACAAATTAAAATCGAGGACTTGGAAGCGCAGTTATCTGCTCGACCAATTATCGAGGAGGGCGACATCATTGAGCGCACCTTCGATTCAGTCATACAGAATTTGTCGTCGAATAAATACGCTCAAATGAACGACGTTGCACAGATTGTCGAGCACGAGCGAGCTCAGACCGGCGAAGCGTTGATGCGAATCAGCGACTTGATGAAACAAATGCAAGATAAGATCGAGGCGCAACCCGTTCCGAAAGACGGCGAACCGGCTGATCTGTCAGTTGTTAAGTTAATGATTGAGGAGACCATCAAGAAAGAGATTGATGCTCAGAAGGAATTAGGCTTGCTCGCAGATTATGACGAGTGTGTCGACAATTGCGCTGGCCAGATTCATAAAGCCATTGCAGAATTGCCCGTTCCGAAAGATGGCAAAGACGGAGTCAGCGTCGATCCAGAGTGGCTGAAAGGTTATCTGCAAGCGGCAGTTGACGAGATACCGCGTCCGAAGGACGGCAAAGATGGGGAGAGAGGCGCTGATGGCCACGACGGCAATTCTGTATCACTTGACGATGTTCGTGACATGGTTGACGCTTCTGTTTCTAAGGCTGTTGCTGTTCTTCCTAGGCCTGTTGAGCTTACTGGTTCTGTCATCGACCGTGACGGTGTTCTCTCTCTTCTGCTCAGTAATGGGACGGCTCTCAAGGTTGGCGCAGTGGTCGGCAAGGATGGGCGGAGTGTCACTACCGAGGAGGTTCGAAAGTTGGTTGAAGAGGCAGTAGCAGAACTGCCCCCAGCAAAAGACGGAGAGCCTGGGAAGGATGGTCTTGACGGTGTCGGATTTGACGGACTTGCTCTCGAAAGGATTACAGATCGAGAATATAAGTTCATTGTTGGAAATGCTGACGCAACAAAGACCAAGGAATTTTTCATAAGGATCGAAGCTCAGATCAATAAAGGTTTCTGGACTGATGAAGTTGAGTATGAGCGCGGCGATCTAGTTACACTCGGCGGTTCGCAATGGTGTTGTATGGCCGATAAAACAAAAATGCGGCCGGAGACGGGAGATGGAAATGATTGGCAGCTCTCGGTGAAACGTGGGCGAGATGGAAAGCAAGGCACTCCCGG